GGGCGAGACTCCGCGCCCCTCGCCCCCCGGCCTCTTGAAACGGACCCGGTGGCCTATCGCCGCTTTTGCGCGCTTTTTCACCAAAACCCACCACTTTTTACACAAAACGCGCTTGTTTTGGGTGTCTTTGCCCAATTTATCGACAAACAACGCAACCTTAATGGTTATCTCATCGATTGCCCTGTTGCCTGTGATTGGGATTCGCATTTACCAAGCCTGCCACCTCCGCCGCTCGCAGTCAAGCGTGGCGTGAGGCGCAAAATAGTTCCGCAATCAATTCACAGCTTTACAACTATTTTCAATCTTGCGCAAAATACTTTGCAAAAACTTGTTGACACCGCAATCGACACCCGCTATATTGATTTCAGGCAGCAAGGACGCCGCCGCAACCTGAACCGGAGAAACGAAGATGACTTACGCCGAAATCACCAAAGCAGCAACAAACGCACGCCGCGACGCTCAACACGGCATCATCCAGTGGGCGGATTACGAAAAACTTGAGGCGGAACGGATCCTTGCATTCAAAGCGCAGAAAGCCGCGCAACCATCGGCACAAGCAAATTTCAAGCTTTGCCGCGTTTGCCAAATCAACGAAGTAATGCGTGGCCGGTCTTGCTGCGCTTCTTGCTGCTAACCCGCGCCGCCGCCCCGCTTGGGCGGCACTGGCAGCAAGGACGCCGCCGCAACAACCGACTGGAGAATGAAAATGAATTTATCAAACGGCCTTATTTTTGAGTCACTTGGTTACACCGACGCCATTGGCGAAAACTTTAGCCTGCGGGCTACAGATTCCACGCTGACGGTTGACGACGTAGCGTCGTACTGGCCTGACGCCGCCGACCTTTCCGCCGCAACTAACGGCCGGATTTACGAATTTGTGGACGTTGGCGACAGCAATTGTGTTGAAGAAATTTGGAATCGCGTAGCTTAACCGCGCCGCCGCCCCGCTTGGGCGGCACACAGCGAGCGGGCGAAAGCCGCGCTGGATTCACAATCCGCCCGCTGTGCCAACTGGAGGTGTCTAATGGAAATCACCAACATCCGATCCCGGATTGACGCCCACCGCGTCGCATCTACCCTCTGGCGTGACCAACGCGCGCCATTTGCCCCACAAGCCCCGCCCCGCCCGCAAGCGGAGCATTTCACCGCGCCGGAGTTCGCTGCGGCGCTGGCGCTAATTGCGGCGTTCACGCTGGCGCTGGTTGCGATGGCATGGATTGCGCGCGCCTACTGGGGGCAATCATGATTTGCGCCAAATGCCACAAGGGATGGACCTGCCCGCCCGAAATCGACGATGACCACGTCACTGCCGAGGACCTGGACATCTGCACCTTTTGCGACGGCAGCGGCCAAGTCTGCGACGACGGCCAAACGCCTGAATCGTGCGACCGCCGCTGCAACGTGGAAATGTGCGCACGCGCACAAATCCGGCAACGCGAGTGCGACGACGACCACGCTTCGGAATTGGCCGATGCGCGGTGTAAACAACTGACTGGAGAATAGCTATGCAAAACATTGTAATCCTAACCAAACACGGACGCCACGACACATCGCTCGACAAAATCACCGTCGCCGATGAGCACGGCGCCTGGGGATTCGAGAAAGCCCACGCGCTGGCCACCGCCATTGAGCGCGGCATGGGCATCGTCATCGACTTGGGCGGCGGGTACAAAGCCGAAATTCCCGCCGACGAAATCGTGGCGATTGATGAACGGGTGTATGAATGCTTGACCTAATCCGACTTTGGGCCGAACTGGCCCAGCGCGAGCGAGAATTGACGGCAATAAGCGACGCTGCGGCTGCCGATGGAACGCGGCGCAACCAACGCAATCGGCTCTTTATCGCAATCGAGCGGTTGCGACGGGCTAGGATTGCCGTCGAGCGAGGGCGGCATGCAGTTTAACCTCGACAAGCTCCGCATCATCAGCGGCCAGTCTCGGCGTCGCGCCCTACACTGCACAATCTGCCAGCAAAACCGCTACGCCGACCCGCCGCTTGAAATCGGCGCGGGAAGGATTCGCGTGCTGTGTTCAGGGCATAGCCGCGACAGAGCCAACGAATCACACGCGCAAACGCTGCGGTTGTTGGCGGATGTGGCTGATGAATTGATTAGAATTATGGAGGCAAAGCTATGATTTCATGTCGCAAATCTGGAACTGTCCAAATGAAAATGTCGCGCGTTTGGGCAATGCCTTCAGGCGATACGCTGTCAATCCCGCCAATTGCAGGTTTTGTTGCGTCGCATTTGGTCAATCATGCAGTCACTGTTGACCCATTCGCGCGGAACAGCCGTGTTGCAACATTTCGCAACGACCTCAACCCTGAGACGGCTGCGGAATACCACATGGATGCGCGCGCATTCCTGCAAATGCTTATTGATAAAGGCGTTGTAGCCGATGCAGTGATCATGGACCCGCCATATTCTGCGCGGCAAACCGCTGAACTCTACTCATCCATTGGTCTAAAAACATCCATGCAAGACACGCAACTCGGTGCAACAAATAAACAATGTCGCGACTTGTTTCGCAAACTACTGCGCCCAAACGGCAAGGTGCTCAGTTTTGGATGGAACTCTTGCAGCATGGGGCCGACGTGGGAAACGCTTGAAATTATGTTGGTTAGTCACGGTGGCAATCACAACGACACAATCTGCATGGCTGAACGCGAGAATGCTGCGCAATCGGAGATGGACCTATGACCTGCCGAAAATGTCAGCAACCGCTGGCCGACAAGGGCTTTTTGTGCCCGCTCTGCACCTCGGCGCTGTTGCCGCTGAGCGTAAAGTGGACGAATTTCCGCGCCAAATGCTGGCGTGCTTGGTTTAGGTTTTAGACGGCGTGACCGTAACCCACCACGTCAACAAGCAAAGCTGGCGCTTTTGCGTCGGCAGAGAGAAAAACGCGAACGCTGGTTGACGCCGGATGTGACAATTTGTTCCACCTTGTTCCACCCAATGTTCCACCCACAAAAAACCAAAAAACCCAATAATTTCTATTTACTACCTTCTTTTGTTCCATGTTCCACCCAAAAGTATATTTAAGGACTAAATAGAGGGAAATAGGGGGATAAAAAAAATAGCCAAAAAGGGGGAGCTAGATCAACAATAGAATAGAGATTTGCCTGACAGGGTGGAACAAAACCGCCAACTACGCGCGGCAACAGGCGAAATGTCGATTGGAAAGGTGGAACAATTTTTTCTTTGGGTGGAACAAAACCCGCGCGGATAAAATCACCCGCAGCGGAAATAAAACTTGACGACGGCGCGGCACTATGCCAATCTGCCACTGCGCGCACCTGCAACGGCGACGCAGCACCCTGATTCTCAAATTCGCCGCGTCAGTGCTCCCGCACTGGCCATTCGCGAACCGACGGCCCCGCCCCTCTTCGTGTTGCAGCGAACGGGCGGCGGCTGCGCGGTTTTGAGGCTCTTTATGTCCACAAATTTCCTTGAGCTTGCGCTGGCCTACCACGCTGCCGGGTGGCGGATTCATCCGGTCCATCCCCGCGACAAAAAGCCGATGTTGCCCGGATGGCCGTCGCATGCGTACCGCGGTGATGGTGCGGTGGCTGACGACTGGGGCGAATACCCGCACGCTAACATCGGGCTTGTCTGCGGTCCGCATCCGGCTGTGGCGACGACGCTGGTAGCAATCGACTGCGACGGCGCGGTGATGTTGGCGCGGGCGAGTGCGATGTTGCCCCCGACACCCGCCAGCACCATCAGCGGCAGCGGCGACGGCGGACATTTGATCTACCGCTGGCAGGGCGACACCTGCCCCAAAAAATGCACGCTGGTTAAAGGCGAAGGAAAACACAGTGAAATCGGCTGGTACGGCAGCGGCGCACAAATCGTTCTGCCCGGTAGTATCCATCCATCGCTGGGCGTCTATCGCTGGGCGCACAGTGAAAATCCGTTTGACATTCCGGCGATGGCGGATATTCCGCTGCTAACGTTGCAGGATTTGGCCGGACTTTGGCCCAAACCGGTTGAGCGCGAGCGTGTTTATCTGCCGGAAAGTGTAGCGGATTTGTCCACGGTTGCCATGAGCGGTCTGGCGAAGGCAGCGGGGATTTATCGCCGGGATTTGGGCAACGGCAAGCACGCCGTCATCTGCCCGTGGGTGCGCGAGCATACCTCGCCGGATTATGATCCGCGCAGCAAATCCAGCGAAGCCGTTGTTTTTGACCCGGAATCAAACAAGCCGAGCGGATTTCATTGCTTTCATGGCTGCTGTGAGGGCCGCAAGGCCGCAGATTTTATGGTCGCGCTTGGCGTCGGATTGGCCGAACAGCACGCAATGGCGACAAAACAAACCCGACGCGCAGAACGCAACGCGGCATCAACAGCCCGAATCAATAAAGGATTACCGTGGAACTGACACCGGAAACGATACCCAACCTGCTTTTTTTGCCGTTCACCGACGCGGGCAACGCCGAACGGCTGATCTTGCTGTCCGGCCAAAACCTCAAATATATCGGCGCGCGCGGCTGGTTAGTTTGGCGCAAGACGCATTGGGACGCGGACGAAACCGGCGGCGCTGTCCAGGCGGCGCTGGCGATGGCCCGCCTGCTTTTTGAGCAGGCCGATGCGCTGCCGCCCACCGATGCGCTGCGTCCGGCAGCCGTTGCCCACGCACGCAAAACGGAATCGGCAGCATCGATTGCCGCGTGCCTCAAACTGGCGGCAACCTTTCCAGAAATTGCCAGACGCATTGAGGATTTTGACCAAAACGCCTATCTGCTGAATTGCGCAGCTGGCACAATCGATTTGCGCCGCAACGCGCTGTATACGCACGCACACGCGGATCTTTTGACCGCTTGCGCTCCGGCTGGGTTGTCGTTGGCGGTCGGGCGCTGGCAAAGCTTTTTGCAGGAAATTCTGCCTGATCCTGAACTGGCCGCCTACGTCCAGCGCGCCATCGGCGCAAGCGTCATCGGCAACCAGCGCGAACACGCGATTTTCTTTGCACACGGCGGCGGCGGAAACGGCAAAGGCACGTTTTTCCGGGCGATTGTGTCTGCGTTGGGAAAATACGTCGTCAGCATCCCGCCGCACATGCTGATTGAAACACCACAACCGGCCCACCCCACTGAAATAGCGGATCTTTACGGCAAGCGGCTTGCGGTATCGGCTGAAATTCCGAAAAACAAAAAGTTGGATGAGGCTAAGATAAAATCGATGAGCGGCGCCGACCGAATGAAAGGCCGGTTTATGTTTAAGGATTTCATCGAATGGGACCCTACGCATACGTTGTGGATCTGCGGCAACGACAAGCCGCGCATTACCGGCACCGATCGTGGTATCTGGCGGCGATTGCACCTGATTCCGTTTACCGCAGAACTTGACGGCGAAACAGCGGATCTTGATCTGGATGCCAGCCTTGCGTCCGAGCGCGATGCGATCATGCAATGGTGCGTCGTTGGCGCAGTGGACTATCTGGCGAACGGGCTGGGCGTCTGTCAAGCCGTTGAGGATGCGACAAAAAGCTATCGCAACGACGAAGATATTTTCGGAAAATGCCTTGAATCGCTTGTCGAATTCGACAAGGACGCGACCGCTGTCAAGCGCGATTTCCGCGACCTGCTCAAAATCATGTACGACGACGCCGGGATGAGCTTCACGCCAAGCGACCGTGTAATCAAAGCCGAATTCGAGAAGCGCAACATTACGGACACCCGCCAGCGCGGCGACGCCGGGCTTGAGCACGTCTGGACGGGAATCAGCATCAAGCCGCTGGTTGCGGCGCAACTGCGGCGCGCTGCGATGGAAAAAACCGAGGCCAAGCGCAAAAGCTGGCATGAGAGGGAATCTTAATGAATACGCTGAATTATACCCGAGCAGAATGGATTGCAATGTCGCTTAGAACATTGCCTGAATTGGCTGGCAATCCTGAGCAAATCGCATTGGCGCGGGTGTTGGCAGCCGTCCGATGGACGCCCGATCTTGTGCCTACAGAAACTCGCACAATGATTGATCAACTGCGTGACAAACTGCCGCCAGAATTGCGCACGGCGCACGACGCTGAATTGCTCAGGTTGCGGAGGTAACTATGCCTTACTGCCAAGTTAAAACCTGCGAGCCGGAAATCGCCAAACGCGCGGAATATACGCCTGAATTTAACGAAGTGCATCAAAAGCACGGCGTGCGCTGTCCCGCAGGGCACCACTCCTGGCCGCCGTCGCACACAGCGCCAACCGGGCACCCGCCCCATGCCGACACCGCTTGGCAGGATGTGCCGGTCGATTGGTTGCTGTCGCACGTCCGCGACTTTGACCCTGAAAACAAAATCGCCCGCCGCTGTCGTGCCGAATGGCTGCGCCGCTGGGAGGCCAAGTCAGGACACACCTACGGCGGTGGCAGCATACCGCGACCGCGACCGCCGCGCCCGCGCTGGCTTGGTGGAGATTTGAGCAACATTGAGGCATTTCAATCGTTTTTGCCCGCAGTTGCGGCCATTGCGCCCGAACTCGCGCCAATCCTGATCACGCCCGCCGCCGTCGACATCTCCGGCGCTTGGGCAACCGTCACGCCGCGCGACTGGCAACGCGCAGCCCTTCCGTTGGCGCTTGCCGCAATCGCTGCCGGAAAGCGCGCCATCGTATCGGCCACAATGGGCAGCGGCAAATCAATTCTGCTTTCAGAAATCGCACGTTGCACGCCAGAGGTTGAAAACAGCATCATCGTGATCACCGCCCCAACCGTGCGTCTTGTCGACCAGCTTGCAGCCACTGTTGCGCAAATCTGCGGCGTCGCTGTGGGCAAATACTACACGCACGCCAAGCAAATCGCGCCGATAACCGTTTGCTGCAACGCCAGCGCGGGCGCATTGGCAGACGAATTGGCAGCGCGAAAATTGAGCGTAAGTCTATGGATTGCTGACGAAACGCACCGGACGGAGAGCGCGCAGATTCTGGACGCCTACGCGGCACTCGCGCCCGCCGCCGCCATCGGATTTACCGCGACACCCTACCGCAGCAAAAAAGGCGAATCGTTGAGCCTTTGGACGGATTTGGCCTATGAATACAGCGTGGCCGATGCGCTGCGGGACGGCGTGGTTGTGCCGCCGAGTTTGGTCAGCTGGACGGGCGATGCCGTGACAATCGACACCGCCTGCATCGAAATGGTCAAAAACATCCGTCGCCACGGCCCCGGAATTGTCAACGCCACCACAATCGCCGACGCAGAAGGTTTTGCGGCAATCCTGAACCGCAACGGCGTATTGGCCGACGTGATCCACAGCGGCATGAGCCGTGTTGACCAAGCCGCCGCCGTCGAATCGCTGCGGTCTGGCGAGATTGAAACGCTGGTGCATATCAACATGCTATCCGAAGGCGTGGATTTCCCTTGGCTTCGCTGGCTTTGTATGCGTCGCCCCGTGGGCAGCCGCGTGCGGTTCTGTCAGGAGGTCGGGCGCGTACTGCGCGCAAGCCCCGGCAAGGATTGCGCCTATCTGCTAGACCCGCACGATTTGTTTAACAGTTTCGGCTTGACCTACGAAGCGGTGCTGAACGGCGGCGCAAAGGAGCAAAGCGCGTTGCCGGAAGAAGACGAGGACGCGCAGCTTGTGCTTGACTTGCCCAAAGATGCGCCGCTTGCGCAAAAACTATCGCAGTTCCGCAGCTATATCCGCCGACTTTATCTGTCGTTCACCATGCACGGCGTGATCCAACCGAACGCCAAAATCACCTCGACAAGCTGGCGCTACGACCAGCCGAGCGAAAAGCAAACAGCGATTGTCGCCACGATTTCAAAGCTGAACACGTCGCCGGACGTGATTCCGTTGCTGCACCGCAAGACGCTTGCGCGTATCGGCGATGAATACGCGGGGCTGAAAAAAGGCGACATCAGCGATTTGTTCAGCATTTGCTTTGCATTAGCTGACAGGCGACGGCAAAAGTTGCCGTGGCCTAATTTGGGCGCGGATGCGGATGCGATTGATCAATAACGACAAACCGGCGACAGCGCCGACAACGGAGAGGTGAGAGGATGAAAGCGTTAACGATTAAGCAACCTTGGGCCTACGCAATCGCCATGTTCGGCAAAACCGTAGAGAACCGCAGCCGTAAGCCGCCCAAAGCCCTTATCGGCCAGCGCATTGCAATCCACGTCAGCAAAAACGCCGACGACTGGAACGCCTTTTGCGACGGCGAAATCCTCGACACACCAGCGCACTTGCAGGCAATGCGCGCATGGGAGCGAGAGTGCGCGCCGTTCGGCGACTTTGGTTGCATCATTGCGACTGCGCGGATTGTCGGCTTTTGCGAGTGGCGCGGCGGGTTTATGCCGAACGAAATGCAGTACATCCGCGAACACAAGGCAGCCGTCATGACTGCGCCGGATTCGCCTTGGTGGATCGGCCCTGTCGGCATCGTGCTTGCCGACATCCGACTGCTGAACAAGCCAATCGGCCCGATGCGCGGTGCTTTGGGCTATTGGGAAGTTCCGGCAGAATTTCTGCCCTTTCTGGAGGGATAGATGGTTGGGAGAGGTAACGACTTGAAAGCGTGCCCATTTTGCGGCGGTGACGATCTTGTGGTGTACGGTTTTGACATCGGCTGCGGGCGATGCGGCGGCGGGAGGCATACGGTCGCGACGTGGCAATCGCGCCCAATCGAGGACGCCCAAGCAGCAACCATCGCCGATGTCCGCGCCGAATGCAACCACTGGATTGCGCACAACAAATCCGACAGCGGCTTGATGGAAGCGCTGGCGAAAACGATTTTGGAGCACCTCAAATGAACCGACCCGACTTAGACGAAATGCTCAACACTTTCGCAGCCCGCGTTGTGGACTGTGTTGCTTTTGCTGACATAAACCCTCAGGGCGCACGCCCACGGTGGCAGCAAGAGGCGCTCGACGCGAGGGCGGAAGCGGCAGACGCGATTGTGCAGACGTTGCACGAGGCGGAGGCTGAGACGGCGCTGTTGCGGGCGAAGTTGGCGGAAGTACTTGACGATTTTGCGGCAATCTCTGACGAGGAGAGGGTTGACATTTTAGGCGACTGCGCCGGCATCCACGAAATGACGCGAGGGAAAAAGCCATGAGCGACGACGAAATCCAAGACCTTTGCCGCGAATACGCGCTTGCATCCATAGAGTTGCACGAGGCAAGCCACGAATTTATCCGCCACAATCGCCAAAGCTGCCGCCCGCCGGAGGTTGAGGAGCGTTTTGCACGCGCCGGAGAGGCTAAAGTGCAGGCATTCCGCAAGATCGCGAATCAATTAAGGAAGGTGAAACAATGATTTGCACAAGATGCGGCTGGGTCATCGGCCACAGCCTACTGCGCTGCGAATGTACGCCAGCGACAATCTCGGACGCCGACAGAATGCAATCGGCAGGGCGGCAGCTATTCGACGAAAACGCGCGCCTCCGCAAATTCATCGCGCCAGTGCTGACGGAGCACCTTAACGGCGGCGCGTACAACCCAGGCTGCGAAGTCGCCACCCTTGAAGCTGCCGCTATCGCCGCAGGCCTGCTCGAAAGCGTGCTGGTGACAGCGCCGTGCGGCAAAGACTGCGGATGCATGTACGCTGGCAGCTTCCCGCAAAATTGCGTGCGGTTAACAGCATTTGGGCGTGAGGTGCTGAAATGACTTTCACATTTTGCCGCTGCATCGGCACCGAGACCCTACACGGCACCCTAGCGCACAGCGTCAAGCCCGCGAATATCCCCGCGTTTATCGCGTCAATGCGGCGCAGTCACGGGTTCTTGCTGGTCAACGATGGCGACGGATGCGGGTCTGCGCAGTGGCAGGCTATGCCAGCGGTGGACTTGCTGGAAATTCGCGACGACGGCAAGCTGATTTGGCAACACAAACAAGCGGTTTCAAAATAGCGCGCCCATTGCAAATTATTTTGCACAATCCACTTGACTATCTCGCGCAATAACCTATTATGCAAATGTCGCAACAACGCGGCGGAGATTGAAATGCCAAAACGACCACGAAAAATCTGGACGCCTGCCGAGTTGGCTGCGTTCCCCGCTATCTGGGACGGCGCAAGTAGCGCCGCGTCAGTAGCACATCACTTTGGCGCAAGTGTCGCCAGCGTGCAGCAGTTGGCGAGTAAGTTTCGCCGTGCCGCTCCGCCGTTCCGCTTTGAGTTGAAGCGGTTTCGTGCTGGCGCGCCTGTCAAAATGCCGGTGAATCCGACGGGAGGTGTATCGTGAGTGGCCCCAACAGTTACGAGTTGGCAACGCTTGCCCGCAATTTGCTTCAGGCGGGTGAGGCGGGCTTCGATGCGAATCAGGACGCCGACGATTGGGAAGCGGCGTTTACGGGCTATCTGGCGCTTGCAAGCGATAAGCTGTCGGCCTGCCGCGCTGTGATTGTCCGCGCTGGTGCCGACGCAGACTTTCTGCGGGCGGAAGCCAAGCGGCTGGCGGAAGCTGCGGCCAAGCTGGACGCCGTGGCTGTGCGCGTGACAGAGCACACGCTGGCGTTGTTGCAGGCGCACGAGGCATTGACCGGCGAGAGCAAGGTCACGCTGGAGAACGGCGCGGGCTGGGTGAAAATCGCCAGGCGCAATTCCGTTCGCTGCGAAGTCACGACCGACGCGGACTTGCTGGACTTCCGGTTTCAAACCCTGAAGATCACGCCGGACAAAAAGGCGATTACCGCAGCGCTTGAGGCGGGCGAGTTGGTTAGCGGCTGCGCGTTGGTGCCGCATGTGTCTGAGTCTGTGCAGTTTTCCAAGTAGCAACAACACATTGGCGCAAAGTTCGCCCTGGAGTCTATCATGCAAGAGCCTATTGAAATCGACGTTGACGACCCGCCAGCGTACAAAGACCCTCCAGCCACCGACATTTACCAAGCCATTTCGCGAATTTATGCCAGCGTTGGCTATGTCCAAAAGCAAAAGGCAAAAGAAAACGCGGGTGGATATCGCGGGCTTGATTACACCTACGCCAGCGAATCCGGTTTGATTCAGGCGTTGCGGCCTGCTTTGGTGGCGCAAGGCGTAATTATGCACATCGCCGAGTACGCCGATTTGGCGCGCTTCACCGTGCCCACGGCCAAAGGCGGGTTGCTCAATGTGACGACATTGCGGGCGGTTGTGCGCTTCACGCACGCAGCAAGCGGGACGTACATCGACGTGCAAGCGTTGGGTGAAGGTGCAGACAGCGGCGACAAGAGCAGCAACAAAGCCATGACTTGCGCGTTCAAATATGCGTTGCGGCAGACGTTCGCGATTGAGACAGGCGACGACCCGGACAAGGATCAAAACAACGAATATCAGCAGCCGACGACCCAAACCGCGCCCGCGCCCAAGGCCAAAACGCCGCAGTCGCAACTGGCGAAATTGCTCAGTGACGCGCGGATGTCAACGACCGTTGACCAGTGCCGGAGCTTCTACGCCAGCGCCCAAAAGATGGGTGCGACGGCGTTGGAACTTGGCGAGATTCAAACGCTTGCCAAAGAACTGGCGGCAATTGGCAGCAAACCCACGGGCGACAAACCCTTTTCAGACAGCGAACTCGGAGGCAAATAAGATGGCAACATTTGCTTGCGATATTTGCGGTCGAAAAATTGCCGCTGACGTGATGAATTTGTGGTGGACAATGCACGTCGGCGAGCGGCAATCTGGCAGTGTGCCTGCCTCGCATGTTTTTTTGGCGTGCCAGTATTCGGGCGAGCTTTGCGGACACGCCGCTGATCGAAGGGCGGAATCTGTCGTTGGCGTCGCGCGGCCTTTGCCGGGTTTTATCAACTTGGCGGGCTTACATTACTCACTGCCGCGCCTTGAACGGGATTATATTTGGCCGCTCAAGGACTTGGAGTTTCTGCGGGCGTTGAATCGCCAAATGATGCCAGCAACCACCCGCAGCACCCGCACAACGAGCCAATGGGAAGATAATGATCCGGTCGGCATCAAGCGGCAGCGGCTAGTGAAATGGCTGATGAGGTCGCCGCGATTGGTTCCATTGGAAAAAGCAAAATTAATTGCAAGCCGAAAATATCAATAACAACATGCGCCTTTGGGTGCCGGAGAATGACAATGGCAAAGATTTACGCAGGCAGTGAGTTGACGGTTACAGGCTACCTCTTGACGGTCGAGACGCGGGGCAACTACGCCACGCTGGTGATGACTGTGCCAGCGGACGAGTACACGGCAAAGGACGGCAGCCGCCGCAAGGTGCCAGCCCAGACGCACAAATTTGACGTTGGCGACTCGTTTGCTGCTGCCATCACGCAACTGGACCAAGGCGCGCGGCTGCGCGTCACGGGCAAAGGCAGCGCGAGAGAATACACCGACAAGACAACGGGCGCGCTGCGGACGTTCACATCGTTTCGCTTGACGGATTTGCAGCCGTGCAACGATTTGGCGGAACTGCCAAAGGCTGCGGAGTCGGAAGTGCCGTTTTAGCCAGCAATTTCGCGGGCCACCTGCGTTAGCGGTGGCATTGTCGGTGGTGGAGGTTTGGCCTCCGCAAGGGTTCGATACCCTGCCACCGGCACCAATTTCAAGCGCTTCGGCGCAGGGGTGGAAAATGTTAAAGCAAGCCGTTGAATCTCTTGAATCGGAAAACGCGGATTTGCGGGCGCAAGTCGCGCGGTTGGCTAACGATTACAGCGAATCGCTGGCGCTGCTTAACGTGGCGCAATCTGCTAACGCCGAATTAGCCCTGCTGGCAAAAAGTTATCGCAAAGAAGACGAGGATGCGCAGTTTGTGCTTGGACGCCTGCGCAAAGAGTTGGCGCTGGCGCGCGCGGGATGCAAGGCGGACAGGCTCGCGATTGCCGCGCGCACAGTTGGATACGCGCAAGAGGTTGCGGCCTTACGCGGTGAGATTTTGACGCTGTGCAAGCAAGAGGTTGAGAAATGAAGGACAAATACGATAATGCTCAAGCGGAGATAGCAGACCTCAAGCGCGACTTTAATTCGATGGGCGCAGCCCGCGAGGTGACGATGACCGAGCGGGACCAAGCCCGCGCTGAAATCGCCACGCTCAAAGCCGCCAACGCCGCGCTAACCGCTGGGATTTGCGACGGCTGTAAGACGGCCAAGGCGGAGATTGCCCGTCAGCATGAGCAATGGAAGGAAACCGCACTGGCGCACATCCAGTCAAACGCGACGGCGAACCGACTGGAATTTGAGAACGCTGCACTGCGTGGCGTGATTATTGAAGCAATGCGCGGGGTTGGGAAATGAAGCTGTACGCAGGTTTGGATTTATCGATGCGGCGAACCGGCATTGTCGTGCTGCGCGAGGACGGCACAGTGCTGTTGAGCGAAACCATTGGCGCAACCGCAAAGCAACGACCGTGCCGCACACTGGAGGAACGGATTTGTTATTACCGCGAGATTGCCGATAGGGTTAAAACCATTATCGACACCCGCGCTTATCTGTGCCACTTGGCCATCGAGGACTACGCTGCCCACAGTCCAGGCGACCCAACCATCGGGCCGGAGCTTGGCGGGATTGTGCGGCATTATCTTGTCGATGGGTGGTGCAATCATTCCTGCGCGTCGATCGTTGAAGTGTCCGTTTCGCAAGTCAAATCGCTGGCAACCGGCAATGGCGCGGCCAAGAAAGAGGCTGTTGTTGCTGGCGTTTTGGCGAAATGGGGCTTTGACTGTGGCGGGGATGATAATTTGGCAGATTCATTCACTTTGGCACGCTGGGCAATGGGCGACCGCCCCGCGCCAAAGGTGGCAAAGGCGGCGGTCAAACGGGCGAAGTTGACGCAGAACCTTGCGCCCAAGCCAGCGAAACAGCCCAAGGTCAAGAAGCTGTCACGCAAAGCGCAGCGGCAGTTGGAGTCGGACGCTGCGGCAGATGCGTTGATTGCAAGCGCGCCGTTTTAGGAGAAGCCAAATGAGCGAAACTATTTGCAAAATCTGCGGGCGAAGCGATTGCCCCACAATCGGGCTAAGCCGTGATTGCCGCAGCATTCCTGACGCTGACCGCTGGACAGAGCCGGACGAGCACGGCGACGTGCAGTGTCGGCATTGCGAGGCGCTAGAAGTCGCGCGGATGGACTGCGCCGCCCGCGCCGTGGACTGGTTCGCGCGCTGCCAGGAATTGCAAGCCGAACTTGACGCCCGCGAATCCGCATGGCTCGTCGGCGCACCGCACGGCAGCCCCAGCGACTGCCCGTGCTGGTACGACAAATGCCTTTGCACCGTGGAGAATTTTGCGGCAACAATCGAGCGCGCCGAACAGGCTGAATCGCAACTTGAGCGGCTGGGCGCGAAAAAAGGTTGCATTGGCGGCTGCGGTTTTGAGGACACTTGGGGCGTATTTGAGCGGATTGTGTTTGACTTGGACAACGAACTCGCACTGTTGCCGCCGCACGATTACACAAAAGGCAAGCCGTGCTTTGATCCGGTTGACTGCGCGGACTGGCACGCGGGGAGAATCCGCACAGGCGTTGCGCAGTTGCAAGACCACCACGCGCAAGCGTTGGAATTGCTGCGTGAAGCGCTGACCATCCCAAACTCCGGCAAAACCCGAACTGCAATCACAGCTTTTCTTGCCGCTGAAGACGCTGAAAGCCGCTAACGCGCATTGCGCAAACTAAAGCGGTGCGTCCTTGGGCAGCGGTTGGGCCTTGCCCTCATCCGGCAGCACATTCGCAGCGTGCCCGTAATTCCCGCACAAAACATCCACGATTTCGCCGACGACGCCGAATCTTGCCCACAGCGCGGCGGGTATACGCGGACGAATCACGACCGCGAAAAGCGCGCCAGCGGTTGCGGCTGCGGCGGCGTATGGCTTGAGGTTGTCAATGTCAATCATGGGGCTTCCTTCGGGCACGGTTCGTCACGCACCCAATGCGGCGGTTTATCGCTGCACAACTCTTGAACAAAACAGCGTTTATAGCCGTCGGTGTGCGCGTGGTGGAGTTCGCAGGTCGCGCAGCCGGTGAGCGCAACAACTGCCGCAAGTGCTAGAAGTTTAAGCATGTTGCGCAATCTCCCGCTTGGCCGCTTGTTGCGCAAACCGCTTCAACGCCGTTGGCTCGGCTTTGTTTTGCTGCGGTTTAGCGCCGTCAGTTGGGCTGCGTCCGTCGAGATGGTAGCGGGCGTGCCGTCCGCTGGCAATGGCGATTTGGGATGCGCGTCTGTAACCCTTGGTTTTGTTGGCGTATCCGCAACATCTTCCGTGCTATCGAGTGAGTGAATCCACCAGATAACAGCGCCACCGATGATGCAACCCATCGCGAACATAGCGTAAATCACGCGACACTGTTAGGTGCGATGCAAATTGCGCCGTGCGCCAGAAACCACGAAACCGAATGCACGCCGCGACCGATGCCTTTGCCCGTGCTGCTGCTGTCAATTGTCTCTGTTGCGCTGACGGCGACGCCAACGTGACCGGCGCGTCTTTTGCCATCGACAACGTGTGAGCCGTAGACCAGCAAGCAACCGCGCACCGGCGCATCAAGCAGCCGCCACAAGTCTTGTTTGAGCGCGTGCAAGCCGTCGTTGACCAACGCATCGGTATTCTGCCAAGCGGGCGACGCAGGCCCGTGCTTGTCGATTCCCGCGCACCAGTCAGCGAACGCCGAGCAATCCTGCCTCAAGTCTGCGCCCCACGGCACCGGCGCAATTGCGCGAGTTGCGCCCGCGCCCATTAAATAGCCGTCCGCAATCGCTGGCTTTTCAGCGTTGGCCCATTCGGCGCGCAGTGCGATTGCTTCCAAAGTGCCGTTGTTTTGTGGTGCTTTCATCGCGCGACTACCTGCCCTTTGCAACAGGTATCGCGGACGTGCTGAATTTGCTTGTCTAGCTCCGCGCTGATTTTTTCCATCACGGGAAGCGCCGCTTCAATCTTTGCGAGCTTTGCCATTGTTTCCGCGTGGTTGGCTTTTATGCGCGCATCCATTTGGCCAGCGTAAAACGCGAACGCCAGCGTGAACGTCAACGCGCCGCCGAAAAGGCCGAGCCAAGTTGCGATGTTGGCCCAAGTTACGCCTGCTGCTTTGATAACCACTTGTGCCTTTGCGGGAGGTTAGGCGTCCATCACGCCAATGGATGAAAGAACGACCGCGCCGGAATTGGTCATCGACCACATGTATATCCGCACTTTCAATGTCGCAATAGTGGCTGTCCCGACGATGGTAAAGCTGGCGTCTGACGACTGCGCCATTGTAATCGTTGACGTGCTGCCGCCGCGAACAAACAAAATGCCGGTCAAAACAGCGGCGCCAAGCGTTGGCGAACCAAGCGCCGCATAAAACGCGGCGGCAGTTGGCAACGTGTATGTGTACGGCCCTGTATTTACAGCGTTATTGATAAACCCATCAAGGATGTGGGTTGCGGTAAGCGTCTGGGACAAATTCAACCCAGTGTCTTTGACCAGCCTGCTCAGCGTGCCAACGCCTGCCGCAAGCGGCCCAACTTTGCCAACGCCAATCGTCGCCGCGTTGCCCACGCTCGTCACATCGCCGGTGAGGTTGGCGTTTGTGGTGACGGTGGCCGCATTGCCGGTCAGGTTGCCCGTCACGTCGCCGGTGAATCGGGTCGCGTTGGTGATGTTGTGCGTGCCCATGTTCAAGTCACCGGTCATTGCGATTGAACCGTCTTTCTGAACCGCCGTGTCGGCCTTCGCCCCTTGGGCAACCGTTGCGCCCGCGTGCGTGTGGTCGCCGTGTGCCGCCGCATATTCCGTGCCGACAAGCGCCGTGCCCGCGATTGCGGAAGGCGTCGTCTGAGACAGGCCCGCCGCGCCCTGCGTGAACACCATCGGCCCGGCAGCCATTGATGCGGGCGCGCTTGTCAAAATCCACTGCGACCCCTGCAATGTCGAGGTCGAGCCAGTGACAAACACCGACGTGCCGCTGACGTTTTCCGCAACAGTGTCGGCGTCCGTTGCGCGTGTCAAAATAAACGGTGTGCCAGCGGTGCCGACTTGCGTCACCGTGTAAATGCCGTTTTGCAGCGACGTTGCTTGATCCTTGACGAGCAATCGGTTGGTGGCGACAAGCGTTGCACCAGACTGCGCTGGCAGCGCACCGTTCGCATTACCTGTGAGCGTGGCGCCGACGCCCAAAGCGCCGTTGGCGTAGGTACAAGCGGGCAGCGCGGCGGTTGTGGCAGATACAGCGGCAGCCTTGGGCGATAAGCCGCTGGCAAGAGCCAGCGCGTAGGCTTTGGTCACCACATCTTGGGCGTCAATCGGGTCTGGTGAATTGATGACCCGAAATTGAGATCGCAGGTCAACTGGACCGTAGCGGTAGTACTTGCCCATGATTTCAGCCTTTACACAGTCCTTGTTGGCTGCGCGAAAAAGAAGGCGTGGCGGCAATGCAATCGTGCAGGATTTCGCGCAATCCGTCAAGCCTACAGATTTTCCAGATCGGCGATCCGCTCGACTACGCAAACGGAAAAACCCGCCGCGCGCCGCACAAACATCGGCTCAATATAAGGCGAATTTTGCGTTGTCAGTTCATATTGTCGATCGACCGCAGCAACTGGCGCATCGTCTATCGTGGCGCCGGTAAAGACGATTTCGTCTACGACCGTCTGCCCAAAACCGAAAAGATATTTTATGGCGGACTGGCCTGGGTTTAGTATTGCTGAAAATGCTGTGTTGACGATATTTGAACCAACCGCACCGCCCGTGGTTGTCCAAGAGTTGTGCGGCATCGCAAAAGTCCAGTCGGCGGAGATAATGTACCCGTCAGACCGCGAGATTGCCGCGCGGGCATGAACTGCGCCCGGCGCAACCATCACGCCGATATATCGGCCCCACCTAGCCTCG